AAGCACTGCAGTAGCACCATCAATGTACTTGCTAGCAAGCTTCTTCACATGTGAAAGCTCTGCCTTGTCCATGACCAAGTCTACTTTGCCATCATCACCGACTACCTCTTTCTGAATGCCGCACACCTTTGCAAGGTCGTTCAGAAGGTTGTCTACTTTGTACAGACCGTAGGAGCATATGCGAGCTGCATGCCCCTTGTACTTGGTGCACAGATACTCGATGACCTTATGACGACTGGAAGTCTCGAAGTCAAGATCAATGTCTGGATAGTTCTTCTTGTCTTTGCGAAGGAATCGTCTAAAGTCCAAGCCAAAGTAAAGTGAGTCGACTTCTGTGATTCGAAGAGCATATGCAACCAAGCAATTGCAGACTGAGCCACGACCAGGACCAACTTGAATGCCTTGGTCCTTTGCCCAGTTCGTGTAGTCTGCTACCATCAAGAAGTAGTCTTCAAAATGATGATACTTGATGACTTCAAGCTCAGCCTTGCAACGCTTCTTGTACTCCTTGTTCCACTTGCCTCTTGCCTTCAGTCCGTCCTTCACCTTGTCAAGCAAAATCTGATATGACGTCTTGCCACCCTCTGCAAGAGACGGAAGGCTAAGCTCCAACTTGCTCAGATACCCGTCTTCACACTTTCCCTCAATCTCGTCAAGGTTGTCATACATCTGCTTTGCCAGTCTCTTTGCGTTTCCTGGCTTCAGATCTTTTCCGTGCATCTCGACGAATCTCATGAACATCTCGTCTGGCTTCGGCATGTACCTCTCTGAGTACGTGTCTACGATGTGGTCCATGTTATGGCCGGCAATCTCATGCATCTTGCAGTAAGTAGGAAGATCTTCCTTCCTGCCCCTGTGAGAGTCAGAAGTGAGAATCATCTTCCAGCCATGTCGAAGAGACATCTTGATCAGCTCGAGATTTACTTTCTCCTGTACGCCCTTCTCTGATATGGAATATGGCTGAATCTCTACGTACATGTCATCACCGAAGATCTTCTCGAGCTCCTCTATGAATCGCTCGGCTTTCTCCGGATGCCCCTTGATGATTGCTTGAGACGAGTACGATGCAACGCATGCTGTGCAACAAATCAGACCCTTGTGATACTTCCTTAAGCTGTTCAAGTCCCAGATTGGCTGGTAGTACTTGTGAAGCTCCCCATCGTACTGGAGACGATTCATGTTGCCATAGCCCTCGAGATTCTTAGCTAAGACAATTAGGTGATAGCCCCTCGTCTTCTCCTTGCGCCTTGGAAGCACATAGCCCTCAACACCAAGAATTGCTTTTAGACCCTCAACTTTGCATGCTTCATAAGTCTGAATCAGACCGTTCGTATTGCCATGATTCGTCGTGCATAGTGACTTGTAGCCATACTCCTTTGCAAGCTTAGCAAGCTCAGTCGCCTTGCCATATCCATCAAATGTCGAGTACTCGTCATGCCTGTGAAGATCAAACATTACCCTTGCACCTTCCCAGGATTCTCAGAAGCATAAGACACAGTCGCCTCTCCAGACTCGACTTGCTTGTAAAGCTGCTTTGCCCTGCTTTCATTCTCTATTGCTTCCTCGTTCTCAACTAGCTTCAAGTAGTCTCGCATGTACAGATGCAACGAACCAGCAATGTGAGTGTAAGTACCAAGCCCTACACCAAGCTCCATTGCCATGTACACCTGCAAGCTAGTGAACTGAAACACGTCGAACGGAAACCCAAGCCACAAGTCATTCGAGCGCATGTATGTAGTCATGTACAGCTTCTCGTCCCTTATGAAGAACTGTAAGCACACTGTGCAATTGATGTCCATAGACCTGTTGTCTAGCCCCTTGTACTCCTGCGGCTCCTTGATGTGAATCACTGCCTGCCTTGTGCTTGGGTCATCTTTGAGAAGCTCAAGCACAGACTTAAGCTGATCAAATCCGTACTTGTCACGAATGCAATAGCCATAGTTTGAATTGACGTTCATCCCGTCATCTGACATTCGATCCCAGTTATGCGTGTACAGCTGAATCGACTTTATGTCACGTCCAGCATGCAGATACCATAGCATCTCGCCAAGCGCGTACCTAACTGGCATCTTGCGAATCTTGTTCTTCATGAAGCATCTAGTCGGATCTTCGATCTCAGTCACAGCGTTAAGGCACTCACCAACTACAGCACCGTCTCGAGACTCGTCTGTATCATCGTGTATGCCATACGGTCGAAGAATGCTCACCCACTTGGTGAACACGTCATCTGCTGTCTTTCCCTCAACGCTGATACCAAACTGCGTCACGCTCATCTGAGCTCCTTACTTCTTGTTGTTCCGGCTATTGCCAGTAAATCCACGTTGCTTGCCAAACGAAGCACCAACCCATGCTTCGAAAGGAGTTACCTCTTCCTTCCACTCTGGCTTTGGAGTGCCAAGCAAAGCTGCAGTGAAGTTTGTCACGTCGAACTTGCTTCTAAGAAGCTCACGAATCGAGTTCAGCACTCCGACCCTGCCACCTGCATTCTCATAGAAGCTATTAATCTTCTGAATGACGTCAGCCTCAGAACGAACTATCAAAGAATACGCATGACTGCCAACCAAGTACTTGATGTAGTCATCTCCATAGTCTTCAATGAAAAGAGGTACTGAACCATAGAAGATAGCTTCAAGTAGACGAGCTGTCATGAAATGATACTTGCAATAGCTCTCTTTTGCCAGAAGAATCGTACAAGCTGAGTTCGAATACACCTCATGCATCTTGTCTGCTGTTATCCTAGGCCTGAAGTCTATCCCAGGCCACCGAGAAGCTGAGTCCCTGCCTCCCTCAAGCCAGTTGCCGTACACTGCTACGCCGGACTCGTCCTTCGGAATGTACTTGTCAATGCACCAATCTCGCTCGTAGCGATTGCCAACGTACACCAACTTGTCACTGACTCTGACCTTTGGCTTGAAGGTGTAGATCTCCGTAAAGTCGAATGGAATGAACACCGTCTCAGACGGGACGTTCGGATGCTCATTCTCCCACTTGTTACCAAGCTCCAGAACCTTGAAGCCTGGAATCTTCTCAGACATCTTCAAAGCTTGGAAGTAGCTAAGCTTGTAGTCAAGATCGAACACGACAAGCTTCGTCTTAGTCTTCATGCAATAGCTAACCAAGCACATCTGGATGAACAAGTCTGGCTGCCACCCTGCAACTTTGTTCTCCTTCGAAGTGAAGTCATTCCTGCCAGGAATGTTCATCCTCCACTCAAGAAGAATGACGTCGCATGAATCTACACCAGCTGAGTCCCATATAGCAAACAGATCTTCTTGAGTAGCGTCTACCATGTCATCAGGATAGTCAATCGACTTAGAGCAGAGATACGCCTTCTCCCTCTTCTCTGTCGCAAAAGACTTGAACAACTTGCTGCCATTGTCAATGAAAGCTGGCTTATCCCTGTCTGGCATAAGCTTTACGACTTCATGCCCGTTGTTGATCAAGTCCCAGATGATTGCCCACGAGTAGAACGCATTGCCATCTGGAGTACTCACTGGATTGTGATTTGAATCCAGCTTCTTGTCTCCCAAGAAACCCCAGTAAGCGTAACCAACTTTCATCTAGTCACCTCGTATTCCTGGCAGCCTCTGCCAACGCTTACGAAGCCATTTTATATCAAGAACATGCTTCTTGTAAATACTTTCCTTCAACATCTCAATCAAATTTTCACGCTTAGCTTCATTGTCACAGAAGTAGTCTACTTTTCTGACTAAGTCTTCTACTGAGTAGACTAGCAGATTGCTTCGAATGATAGTCGTAGTTTCAGGAAAAGCATTCTCAATGTCCCGCATGCTGCATTCAGACCATACAAGAGGCAAGCAATTGTTGTACAAGCACTCACAGAACCTAGTCCATCCGAAAGCTTGATGGTCATACGGAATTCCTACCATAGAACACTTAGACTGAGACACCATGTCGAAGTAGTCGTCTTGAGTCTCTACCCTGCTCCTATGCTCCCTGTCTTTAGTAGCTATGTTAACGTCAAAACCGTCAATTGACTCAAGCTCCGGCTGAAGGTCTGCCAGCCACTGCCTGTCCTTAGATGCTGCCGTGCCATAGAACGTGAATGGAGTGACTTGCTCGCCTAGGCTTGATCTGCTGTCCTTGCTAAGCATGTACTCGTAGTATGGCATCAGAATCGTGTTCTCACGCTTGCATGCAGTGTAGTACAGTCGCTTGTAGTCTGGCAAGTCAAACGCGTAAGAATAGTCAGGCTCCAGAGGGTCTATGATATACTGATAGAAATGCTTCAACTTTGGCGAGCGACCACATCTATCAATGAACATTGACCTCGACACCTTGAAAGCTGAAGACTGATAGCTGAAGTACCTGTGCTTGTCTTCATATGCTCGATCTGTGCTAATCCTGATCTTATGCTCTTCTCCGTACCTGTTTATTACTTGGTCAATCTCCGCTTTGTAGATGATCATTGTCGTAAAGCCATTGTCATAGATGAACTCGTCAATCTCCTTAGCTATGCGACTCCAGTCACCGTAGTCTCTGATCATGCTATTCAAAGGAAAGTCAATGAAGTCCAAGACTTGCAGCTGGTTCTTCAATGAGTTGTCGTTGTAGAAGTCAATAGCAACTATGTCATCGTCTACAACCTCTGGAAGGAAGTTGAAGAAGTAGCGAATCAATGATCTCTGATTCTTCTGAGTCCTGCCTGGCATGAAGACACCTATCATTGCTACTCCTTACTACACTCAAGATTGCGTGCTGCTTTAGCTACTGCAATCGCCATATCCGTAGTGTCATGATACGTACCCTTGATCTTTCTAAGGCTACTTGCTTCGTACAACCTCTTCATCATGTCGTCAATCCAGCTGAGATCGTCACCATGCTCGATTGAAGCTCTCTCAGGCCCGTCTTCATCGTATAGAAGAACCAGACATGCTTCCTGCTTTGCTTCCTTGAGCCTGTCCTCAATCATAAAGACATTCTCAATGTCATCAATCAAGTCGTATCCCTGACGATACTTGCAGCCATAAGCGTAGTCGGAGAAGTGGAACCGATCAAAGATGATTCCTTTGCTATGACTGTCAAACTGATCATCAACTGCATCAAGCAGGTCAATCATCTGAAGCATCTTGTCAGTCTCATCCATCGGATTCATGTCTTCGTATCTAAACTGCTTGTTGTCATGCTTGTAGATAGGCCAGTCAGTAAGCTCATGAAGCTTGTTGCAAAACGTAGTCTTACCGACTCTGTCAATTCCCTCAACTACTACAATCATCTTTGTCCCCTATGCTACTTGAAGGAGACCAACCGAAGTCAGCCTCCTTCTTGTCAATGTTAGCGATTGTCAATTCGTTCTGAGACAATCCCAAGCTTCTTTGTTATCGCATGCTCAAGATCAATAGCATCGAACCCACTGAAGATTGCCAAGTTCATGCACACAATCACACAATCTGCAATCTCCTCAAGCTTGTTCTCTGAATCGTTCTTCTCATTCCTGAAGTTCTTCCATCGCTTGTCAGCTTCAAGGACCTCTCCGATCTCAGAGACAAGTTGCTGCACATGGTAGCTGCAAAGATGAGGATCATCAACTGGAAGAATGACACCGTCACCTTTGTCTGTGAAGCCACTGTATGCACCTTGATTCATCAGCTTCTGCTGATTGCCAAGCTGCTCATTGAACAACTGGTTAAACGTCTTGTAGAAATCGGAGCTCATTACTCGTCCTCCCACTCGTCTTCTTCATCGCCCCAGTCATCACCATCTTCGTCAGAGTCATTGTCACCCCAGTCTTCCTGAGCCTTGTCCCACTCCTCAAGAAGATTGATGTAGTACTGCTTCGGCTTCTTCTTCTCTGCCTCTATCTTACGTTCCTTGCACAGCTTGAAGAGCTCGACTGGCTTCATCGAAGAATAGTCTTCGCCAAGGTCTCCATCATAGTCTGAGTCATCCTCGACAGGCTCGTCAACACGCTTCTTAAGCTTGCCCTTGCCTTCCCATGTCTTGGTGTCAGGATATGCTTCGAGGAGAATCTTGAGCATTGCTTGCTTGGAGTAAGGCTTCGCCTTTGCATTCCTGAACTTCGACTTGTCTTGCGGAATAACTGTGAAGCTCTTCGTAATGCCTTTGCCGACTTGGGTGATAACGTAGTCACGGTCAGTGAGAGTGCCGTAGTTCTCGTACATGGCGACAAGTGGCGGGATCGGGGAGCACCTGTTGACCTTGAACACCATGAGCTCGACCTTGTTGGTGTCATAGTCGTACACAGACCAGACATAGTTAGTCTTGGTGTCGTACTTTGGATCTTCGTCATCCTCTGCAAGCTCCTCGTTCTTGTCACAGTACTTGCAGTCCTGCCCGTACTCCTTGCCACATACTGCTGTGAGACCCTCATCCCAGTTGCCATGAATGTCAACTTCGTATCCGTCCTCGAGGTCCTGAAGAAAACGAATGCGCTTCTTGGTGCCCTCTCGGAAGAACACCAGCTTAGACTTGTTGCTACCGCTACGCTTGACGTCATTCTTGATGTCGTCCAGAAGTCCCATAGTCAACTCCTAACATTCTGGCGATACTTCTGCATCGTCTTTGCCCACATCTTCTTGAAGTTACTTGCGTCCATGTCTCCTGGGTCCTTTACGCCTTTCAGATAGCAGAACCTAGTGACATTGAACTTCCTCTCACGTAGCCATGCGGTCCCCTTTCTGCCACACTCGTCATTGTCTAATGCACTGACAATGTTGATTATACCACAATCTCTGAGCTTTTGCTCCTGATTTTGTGACATCTTCCAACCAAATAGAGCGACTACATTCTTTACACCAAGTTGAAGCAGCTTCAATCTGTCCATGTACCCCTCTACTACTACAACGTAGGTGTCAAGCTTGTTTCCAAAGCACCCGTAATTGCCAACTAAGCAAAGTGCTTTCTTGAACCCGGTGTTGTAGAGATACTTACGATATGAAGCTACTTCTTTGTCTGAAGTGCGAGACACCCAGCCTTTGAACTTTCCGTTGTCCATGACTGGAAATATAAGCTGGTACGGATCACGATACGTCACCTTAGCTTTGACTTCATTCAACGTCTCAGCTTTGAACCCTCGTGACTCCATGTACTCTAGCATCTCCAGTTCCTCTGGATACTGAGGTGACTTCCAGTTAACTGTCCTTAGTCCATGGTAGTACATATAGGCTTCATCGTAAAGTGACCTCTGAAGTCTCCTGATTGCTTCTGGTGGCCTATCTATGAACTTGGGCACCTCATGTTCGTCAGTTCCTTTGACGATCCTTCTGTACTTTACTTCGCATTCCAAGTCATCTAAGCTTCTGTTAAGCTTCTCGTACCGCTTTACAAAGTCTTTTGCATTGCCTCTTGCACCACAGCCAAAGCAATAGAAGTCACCTGAGTCAAAGTCGACTTTCATGCTTGGATTCCTGTCAGCATGAAATGGACAAACTATCTTCTCAACTCTTGACTCTACATGATCAATCATTCCGTAGTATAGAAGCACTGAAGCTAGCTCCTGACCTGGTGTCAGTGACTTACCTTTGCTAGCATTCATCAACACCACCAGTGGAGATTCTTCCCCGCTCTATCTGCCTCTGCTCACAATCTCGAATGATTGAAGTGGCATCATTTATTCCCATCGCGGCACAGCAATCAGCTGCACACATAAACAAGTCTGCAATTTCAGTCTTCAGATGCTCACGAGCTCTGTTCTTCTTGAAGCTATCTTTTGTGTCTCGCACTGCTTTCCAAGCTTCAAGAACTTCTCCTGCTTCTTCAAGCCCCTTTGCAAATATCGCCTTTCCATCATCACCTTCGAATGGCGTATAGTCCAAAGGCTGAATTATGCCGACATACACCCTACTTTGAGCCATTGTCTTTCTCCTTCTCATGCATCGTAACACGGAAAGAAGGCTTGCCGACCTTGGCTTCAAAAGTTCCGACCAGGTCCTCTTTGTCAATTTGACCAAGAGCTTCAAGCTGATCAAGCGCAGCCTTGTCTACGTCTTTATGAACTGTGATGAAAGACTTGAACACCTTCGGATCAACTCCGAACTGCTTCAAATATGCAATCAGACCACTGAGGTCATCAATTGTAGCAGTAGTGCTAACAACCTGAGAAAAAAGCTTCTTACCCAACTTTTTCTGAAGTGCATCGACATCAAACTCGACTTTTACTGGAGTTGAGCGAGTAAGTTTCCAAAAAGAATCAGAGTCATCTGTGAACCAGTAAGAATTGCTATCACCGTAGTCATCGATGAATCCGTTCATCATATCATAGAAGCTCTTCTTAGCTGCATTGAACTCAGAGTCAATCTTCGCCTTGCGCTTCTTCATGTCAAAGAACTTCTTGATCTTTACTTGAGCTTCTTGCTCACTTAGCTTCTGCTTCATCTGCTGCTCCTTTTAGAAGATTGAACACCCACCTTGGCCAACGCTCTGTAGTCTTCACCCAGACAACATCGTCAAAGTCAATCAACTTCTCCATGCCAAACTTCATCTGAACCATAAGCTTACGATTCTTTGTAGACTTACGAATTACCTTTGCAGACTTAACAGTGAAGTCAGACTGACGATAAGCTACAATTGTTCCTACACGAATGTCATTTGCATACTTGCATGTACGCTCTTCAGGAACAGTAGCAAGAACTTTATCATAATCTCCTAGCTTCACATCATCTGGATCGATACCAGCATTGCAAAGAACTGCAGCTTTCTGCTCTAGATTCATGCTGTCTATCTCAGACTTCCTCATATATACACCTCCTTCTTCTGAAGACTCTGTATTGATTATTATATCACAGAGTCAGCATTTAGTAAATAACCATTTTCACAATATGCTTAAAGCTATACTACACACTTTAGCCTTGGGTCTATAGCCCGCGCATCCAGTTCTCAATGACGGTGCTGCGCCACTCGTGCCCGGCTGCGTTCGGGTGAGAGTCCGATCCATCGTAGCTGTTATAGAACGTCCTGTTCCTTAGATCACTTGCTCTCGGATTAAGATCAAGACCTGAACCGCTTCTTCTTCCGCTGTTCATCAGCGGAACTCTCGGATCACCACCCAAATCTAGCGTCGGGACACCCCACCACTCGGCTATCTCCTTGAGCGCGTTTGCATAACTGTCGCTCATCCAAGCGTCCGAGATGATGATTCCGATTCGTGCCGTCGGGTGGTTCTCTATCAGATATTCGAGGACAGTATTCCACGCGCCCCATACAGTCGTATTGTTGGTGCTATCCCTCGTCCCCAAGGTGTCTGACGATGCTGCGAGTCCGGTCTCGTTGAGGCCGAACATCAGCGTGATATAGTCAGCATCCGCTGGAACTTCCTTGTATCGCTTGTATGAGAACGGGTTTTTCTCGGTAGGGTCGCTAGGGTTCGTTACCGTGATGGTGCTTCCGCTTACTCCATCGTCGTAAAGCTCCATGCCACTTCGTTTGGCGATAAGCCACGCATACGACTTGTAGGACTGCGTGAACGGGTCGAACCCGGCATCTCCGAGATTCGACGCCTCAGTAAAGCTGTCACCGCAGGCTGCGTATTTCTTGCCGTATAGTACGTTGCCGGTCCTCAATGCGAACGATATACCGTCCTCTATGGAGTCTGTCGTCGCAGATACTCCCACTTTGAGCCTGTACCTACCTGAACTCTTGCCGCTGAACCTCGTGTATACCGCCGTTGGGTACGTCTCGTTCAGCGACTTCGTATCCAGATGGAGGACCGTTTCAATTGCGCCGCTGGGGTTACTATAAAGAACCTTAACGAGAGACTTGTTGCTGTCATACAGTACGCATCCGGCGGCATCCCATCCGTAGGAGACTACTGCGACGATGCTCTGGTACTTCGCAAGCTCGACGTATCCACTCGACCGATATTCTGTGGCTGCTGGAACCACCGATCCAGAAGTGACATTGACGTATCCAACCTCTTCTCCGGTATCGAGCTCCACGATGCTGCCGGGCAGCGTGTACTCGGGAACTTTGTTCGAGTTGGCGATCTCGGAAACCTTATCCTGCATACTGACTGACTTGCGCCTCTTAAGTATTAGTCTCTGGTTAAAGGATGCCAATATGACGTACTCGGCATCAGGATAATCCCTCAGTATGTCGGCCTTCGATATCTCATGATCGACCCAACTAGTATCCGCGTCGCTGACGTACAAGATGTACCTGTTCTTATCGAGGACAAAGAACACCCGCGTTGCCCACATGCTTTTTGCTGTGACCAACAGTCCGTCTGCCTCTTCAAGGCTTATGGGGTCGATGTAATAGCTCGGCATGCTGGACGAGGCGACTAAGTTGCCGGCTTCACTGACGTACTTCCCCGACTTCACGGAGAACTCCGACGTCACATCCTCGGTCTCGTCCTCGTAGTAGACCGTCACGTCCATGCCTGCCTCATCGGCCTCGGCTTGGAGCGATCCAATCATCTCAGACGGCGATGAGATTGCTAGGTATGCCCTGAATCTGCTTGTGAACGCTATTCGATCTTCTCTCGCTGAATGATAGACATTTCTCGAACAGAACCGCAGGAATCTTGCGTTTTCTGGCACCGTCAGTGTCTCTTCGTAAACTGTTTCTTGATTCAGCTGGCCCTTGTCGTATCCGTGGGCCTCGACGAACACCTTGTCCGCGTCATAGAAGCATAGTGCTGCCGCATTCTGGTATATACCAAAGCTCCTGTACTGGATATTTTCGCCCGGTATGCAAGCTATGAAATCAGTTGTCGAGAAACTGTCTAATACAGCCTCCAACCCTCCGTCCGAACCACGGAGAAAACGTCCGTCGGCCCATGCATTGTAAGCCCAGTAGTCCATATTTACAGTTGTATTTCCTAAAACCCTAGCGGAAATCACATCGTTCATGGGGCCAGTGAAGGATGCCGCATCTCTTGCAGCAGCGGTGGCGTTCTCAATCGGCTTGCGGTCCTCTGCGGTCCAGTAGTCAACGCCGCGCTGTGGAGTGTAGCCTGGGTCGCCCTTATCACCGGGGTCTCCCTTGTCGCCCTTCGGGATGCCGAGTTGCAGGACGTTCGATACTATCTTCGCCGTCGCTTGCTGTGACGGTAAGAGCGTGGTGGCTGACGCCGACTTGACGTACGTGCTCTGCCTTATGCTCTCGTTGGCCTGACGCTGCGTCTCGTTCGTCTGGCGCTGCGTCTCTGCCTGCTTTCGAGCGCTCTCGGCTGCTGCACGTTTGCCCTCGGTCGCTACACGCTTGTCCTCTCCCGACTCAGCTCTCTCAGCCGCACTATTGGCCGCATCTGTCGCGTCCATCACCTCACTGATGAGTGGCTTGTACTCTTCGGCCTGCTCAGCGTTGGCATCGATGCAGTCTAGCACATCAATTAGTATCTCGTTGGTAGTGTCCACTAACTTCGCGCCGTCGCGGATTTCGATGTACGCTCGCGCCGTACCAATGGCTGAGTAGCAGGCATCTGGCAGAGTACAACGGACAGTTCCTGCATCAGCGTCGGTCACCTCCGTGGGCACTGGTCCAACAAGCTTACCGTCAGCAGCTTGCCAAACGAGGTGCGCTGTCATGCCTGTGAGGTCGTATGGTGTGCGGTCACTAAGCACTGCTACGGTTAGCGTCATATTGTTTCGCTCGCCACGGCGCAGCGGTGAGATGCGCTGCTTGCCGTAGTATTTGCGTGTATTGAGCACAACGTTCTCTATCATCTATTAACCCCTTTAATGCAGATGCACCCCGCCAACCGGCCATATCGGCTTGTAGACGTGGCTGAAATTTACAGATATTTCGACAAATAAACAGCTTGTATGCAATGAGCTTATTAAACTTGAACCGGTGAGCCAGACGAGTTAAACATGTATACTTTGCACTCATGCAACTTTCCAGACGAATCATAGCCATATATCTTAGCATCCTTCAAAGCTCCAGTCGAGTCATATGTGAAAAGCTTCTTTATCTCATCAGTCAACTCGATATACACGTAGCCATCAGAGTAAGCACTGAAGTAGCTTCCGTACCACTCGTAGTAGCACACCACATTGATTGCTAGATACTTAGCTCCAGCCAGCATCGAAGCCATCCAAGACTGAGACGTGTCAAGCAAGTCAGTCCTTGGATTTGTCGTGTCATGATGCATCTCGTATGACATGTCAAAGCCAACTGTGTCTGACACCATCTGCTTGTCACTGTTAGCCATCGTAACAAGCGGGAACATGTCCCATAACGTGCCAATGTTGTTGTCACTAGGAATCTTTGACGTGTCCAAGTATGATACTATCGTAGCAGTCTCGCCCTTCACCATCTTTGCTGGAGCAGACTGAACTGCTGGCTTTACTGCTTTAGGAATAGTGAATGTCGCAGTCGCCTTCGACTCATGATACGTTCCGCCACCAGCTGTGTAGTAGCACTTCGAAGTAACAGAGACAGTATCACCACGATTGTAAGTTCCGATCAAAGTCCAGTTCTGGTTCTTACCAGCATATCCTGCAGGTCCAAGAGACACTGACTCAGTTCCAGACACCAGCTTGCTCTGACTGCTCTGATACTGCGCAGTAGCAAAGTAGACTTTTCCAGCAGTTGTATGAACCCTGCTGAACATGTATACTTCAATCGAGCCACTGTACGTATCTTTGATGTCTCCTAAGCCAATGCCGACTTCTACTTGATAGTGAATGTTATCAGCATTTGTAATGCCTTCGTTACCGTTGACTTCTTTCACAGACCGTCTGAAAGTCATCTAGACCTCCTAAGACAGCTTAATGTAGATCGATCCTGCAGTCCCTGTGCTAGGAGGGTCAGCTGTGCCAGAAGTGATGCTAACGACTCCAAGCGCAGTCTTCAGACCATCAAGTGTCGTCTGCCCTGTGCCACCATTAGCTATGCCAAGAACTCCACTGACTCCTGGAGTGACTGCTACAGAGCCATCAAATGATGCTGCTTTAGTAGAAGCTAGATTTGTCGTTATGCCAACTGCTGATTCAAGTTTAGTTGCAGTGTAAGCAGTACTTGCGAAAGAAGCACTGTCTGCCATGCCAAGAGAGTTGCCTGTTCCGCCATTTTCAACTGGAAGGATGCCACTCACACCAGGAGTTACGTTAGCCGTACCGTCGAAAGATGCTGCATTCGTAGAAGCAAGATTAGTCACTATCGTACGAGCAGTCGAAAGCTTTTCTGCACTTGCTGCTTCCTGAGCACTTCCACTTTCTGAAATGCCAAGGTTAGCACGAGCTTGAGCGGCTGTAGTAGCTCCAGTGCCTCCATTTGCTACACTTATAGGAGTAGCTGGAATAGCAGGCTTGTTTGTCAAGTCGTTGTAGTTGCCACTGAACAAGCTAGGCTTGTTAATCAAGTCGTTGTAGTCTCCTGAAAATGCGCTACCTGAAATTCCAAGATTTGCACGAGCTTGAGCTGCATTGTCTGCTCCAGTACCACCGTCACTCACCGCAAGCGGCTTAGTAAGCCCTCCTCTCCTCAAAGAGTCGGCTTCGTCAACTACTTGACTAGCTCCGCTCACTGCTTGATCAATGCGAGACTTGTTGTCAGAAAGTTGCTCATTGAAAGCTTTTATCGCAGCATTGACTGAAGCATTAGCCTGATTGATCACTTCATTCAACGTAGCATTAAGCTTACGCCAATTGACAAGATCAGCTGAGTTCTCAAAAGCAGTATAAGCTGTGTCAACTGATCCAAAGATGTAGACGCTGAAAGAAGCTGAAGACTCCACGTAAGTTGGAGAATCAGCTGAACCTACTTCAATCCTGAAGTATGCGTTAGACACAATGCCAAAGAACGAGTAAACGTCAGTAGGAAGACTCACACTCACAGTAGAGTCCGACAAAGTAGCTTTCACTCGAATCGACTTGTTGTCTCCTGTGATGCACTCAAAGTATGCATTCACGTCACCAGAAGGTGGAGTCCATGTAGCACCATCAAGCTTCAGATTAGCTACGATGTTCACAGACTGCTTGTCACCTGCTCGCCCATATACAATCTGATCACTGCGCTCGCCTTTGTTCATGTCCAAATCGAAGCTGAAAGTCTTAGCCATCTAAGTCACCACCTTGGTTTCAAGCTATCTAAGAAGTTGTCATTTGCTTTGCTTACGTTGTCTTGATCAAACGTACTCAATATGTCATCTGGAATGTCATAGAACGTGTCGTCACTCTTGACTTCTGAACTGTCTTCTGATGCAAGAGCATTTGCTGAAGCCACTCTCATCAACCTCAACTTAGCCATCTTGCTTATCTTTCTAGAAGGAAGACCAAGCATCGATCTAGTCTTGTCGATTCCAGTAAGCTTAGAACTACTAGTAGAAAGAAGGTTTGTCGAAGCTTTCAACTTTGCTCGTGAAATCCTGCGAATTGCTCTAGTAGCATTGCTGGCAACTACTTCAGTCTTCTCTTCTAGCTTTTGCTTTTGCTCGTCAGTGCTTGCATCTACATTCTGAAGCTCGTTTTGCTGAGACTCTACTTTAGCAGCTTCGTCAGTAGAAGCTCGAAGTGCCAACTTGCTCTCTACTTCTTCATATGCACTAGTCCATGCATTCGTTCCGTCAGCTTGAACTTCAGGCTCGCCATGCTCCCTGATGTACATGATGTACTGTATTGTCTCCCGGTCTGAACTCGTACCAAGCAACTGCTTGTATGAAGCCAGTGCACCTTCTGGAATGAGGTAATGCGTGTCACCGATAGAAGGACCAGACTCAGTTACATTTGCTGCTCCTGACGCCTCTTCAATCACGGTGCCTTTTGGCTGAGCTTCTATTTTCTGCTTCATATCGCTGCTAAGCTCGTCAGCATCAAGAATGATGTCTACACCGTAATTAGTTCCGTCGTACTTGAACCTCTCAGACCTCATCTTGACTCCTTTCTAGGAACGGTAAAGAATGCCAAGCGTATAGAACAGATAGACGAATGGATTGAAAAGAGTCTTACCATCTACATCAATAGAAAGATTCGAGACTGCTCCCGTGCTTGAGTTCGTACTCCACCTTGCATTGACAGCGCTGACAAATGAATGCGGGAATGTTCCAGTCCACCCTCTCCATCCACTAGCCGAATGATCAGAAGTAGTGCCAATAATGTACCTTGAATTTTCAAGGTAGTTGTCTACGGTGCAAAAAGGAATGTACGTGCCATACTTAGCTGGAGTATCAGTCGTAGCATTGAAAGTAGTAACATTGAACTCCTTAGCTGTCTGAGCTTTAAGCCATACTATAGGAGAAAATGTAGCTCTGTTAGTTATGCCGTTAAGATAGCCACCAAGATACAAGTTGCCGTCAGATATGTTAGCTATCATTCCTACTTCACCATTTGGATCTCTAGCTATTGACTCAACACTTGTAGTTGAATGATCACTGTAAGAACTTGCTTTAAAATATGCATTATAGTCATCACTCTGGCTAAGATAGTCTGACGAAGTACTAATAAAGCCCTCACCATATAGCTTGCCAGAGTTATCAAGCTTTGACCCAACCCTCAAGTATCCGCCTGGGTCATGTTGCTTCTTGGAGCCACCAATTATCTCTACGTTAGAAATGCCATAGTTCCTGCTGCCATCATACATCTGAGAAATTGCACGATGAATCAATGCACTTCTGTACTCGTCGCTTGACTCAAAAACCAAAGCTGGTCCCTCAAACGTAATGTCTGGATTGCTGATAGAATACGTCTGATAGTTTGGCTGTATATGCAGTGTCTGAGTATAGTTGTCATTCGACTTGTCAACGTAACTTGCTCTGAACTCACCCCAGAGACTAAGCTCGCCTGTGTTCAAATTCCAGAACGAGTTGCCTCCTCTGATTATTCCTACTGTCATCATCGACGCGTTTATCGAACCATCAGATAGCATTGCCAAGTCGTATGTGCCATTGTAGCCTGAGTTAGAATGACCAAGTCCAGCTTTGTTCCACCGCCACACATGCTGAGCGCTGTTGATGTCAGTCGAGTCAGCCAGATTGACAAGCTCCATTGGGTTGCCATCAGCATCTAGAATCCACTTGAAGTATCCACCATACGAACCAGTGATTGCTTTAGTAGCTTTCTGAATTGACTGAGTGTATGCGCTAACTATCTCCTCGCGCATCTTCTCAGGACTGTTGTCAATGCTATGCTGCACAAGCTTCTCGATCGACGGCTGCACAGCACTGAGAGCAACCTCATCATATGCTGGATTTGCACGCTCATGCCATTCTACAACTTGATGATCTACTCGAATGTTGCGAACTGTGTCAAGCAGCGTCACCACTCTGTACATCCACACGTTGTAGTTAAGCTGAGCTACTTTGCAAGAATACGAGCGAGTTGGCTTCGAGATGCTAGCCAACTTTGCTTTTGCTGCGTCAAGTAGATCCTGCTTAACGGTGTACCGCTCGTCATTCCAGCCAACACATATGACTTTGTCAGAATAGCTAAAGTCCTCTACGTATTCCTTGCCATCATTTATGTCTGCAAATGTCAGAGGATTATTGCCCTCATCATCTCGCTTTCCGTACGCGTAGATGCGAGTAGCAAAGTTAGACGAGTTGCCGACGAAGCCTGGACGGGACGTCAAGTTCAACTCGTCACTCACGTACTCTCCGGACGGCTTCTCGTCATCAGGATTCACCACGTAGATCGTCTTGTTCAAATTGTCAAAGTTGAACACGCAACCATAAGCTTTTGTGACATGGTCAAGCACTTCAAGAGGAGTGCAGGCGTAAATTGGCTTCCCCTCGGTGTCTTCTACTGTAGTCCGCTTCGTGTACTTCTCAGTTCCGCTCTTAGACCATCCGTCTGGAAGTATCATTCCGAGCACATTGTCAAGTGTCGAGTCTGTGACCCTGAAAGACTCAAATATCTTGCTCTCCCAGTCATACAAGTCAATGTCACAGTCAACTGTGACAAAGTCTGAATGCTCGTCAATGTTCTTGACAATGAAACGCATGTCACGGTCTCGAGAGCCTATGAAAGTTACCTTGCACTCCTCATGAACGAACGGGTAGTAGGCAGAGTCTACTGGAAGCTCGAACTGAAGCGTGTCAAAGCCATTGTACATGTGAGCTACATACCAGTCATCATCTGGAATGTCCAGAGTGTGCAACGCACTTGAATCTGAAAGCTCCTGAAGTACCAGCATCTCTGCCTCCTAACTATACCTCGAAAGTCGGATAGTATTGCACAGTCCATGATAGAGACTGCGTGCTTGTGAACGTGTTCTCACCTGGCCTCACCTTCGGGAAGCGAGTCAAATCTGTCTGAAGAATCCTATTTACACCATTCTGATCAGTCACATTGCCATCAATGCCATCGATAGTGAAAGACAATCCAGATGTCATTGAAGCTACGACAATCGAGTTGCCAACATCTAAGTCACCACTGTTCAGACTGACTGGAACGTTTGTGATGCTAGTAGAAGACGTAATGCTTACTCTTGCTCCTGAGTTCACAGACCCAGGATTATCAAACTTGATGCTAGTTCCAGAAGCTTTGACTGTCCTCAACTTCATCCTGCGAATTGCATTAGTCTCTATCTCGACCAGATAGAACCATGGAACTTTGGTGTACTCTATCGAATATGAGCTAAGCAAAGTCGCATACTCGAAGCCGGGCTCGTCATCAACAAGCTTTATTACTGGATCTTTTGCTGCACGAACAAGCATGTTGGAGTTCTTGAGCGCATCGTCATTCGTGAACCCATGGACGTAAAACCTAAGCTTCATCTTTCCGGCATTGAAGTCGAAGTCATACAGTCTGAAGCTAGACTTGCCAGTAGACCTTTGAGCTGTAGTACTGACACCTCCAGCGTCAAGACTGACGTCTATCAGATCCGCATCGTACTTGAGAAACACGTTCACACCATCAAATGTTACGAACCCTCCAAGATTGTCAAGGCTCTGATAGACGTCACCTTTAGACACTGACCTTCACCTTCTTTGCTTGCACCCTAGAAACTACTGGAGCCACCTTGCGACCAACACGCTCGCCATCCATGTAGACGTCTCCATCTTCCATGTTCACGTCAACCTGTGGCTGAATTGGTGCATCGCGAAGCACGTCTGTCATCTTCTCAGCCAGCAGGTCATAGTCAATCACGCTGCTAGGCGCCATCGGGTTGCTGATGTCAACCTTGTCAGGAACATTGACCTGCATTGCCATGGAGCCAAACTTGCTTGTCTTGCTACTGAAGTTGCCAAATGCGTCTTGTAGCCTCTCGCCATACTTGGAGACTTTCTTCTCCGTGTTCTGGAAGCTCTTCTCCAAACCCTTGTCAAGACCTTGAATGATCCAGCCACCATTCTCGACCAGCAACTGCTTGTCGTACTGCTCAGGTCCCTTGTGAGACTTGATCCAACCGGCGATTCCTCCGACGAAGTTCTGCACCGCACTAAAGCCTCTACGAAGGCCCCTTAGGAAGCCGTCCATAATCGAGTGACCGGCGCTAGAGAGAAGGCTGCCAAGATTTCCAAGTGCACCACGTATTCGACTAGGAATGCTTCGTACGAAGTTCACCGCATTGTTCAGACCGTTCCTGATGTTGTTCAAGAACTGCTGAGCTGCGTTCCTTGCAATGTTAGCAAGATTAGACGGGAAGCTCTGTATAGCAGCCAACGCGCTACGTGCAAAGCTAGAAATCTTTCCAGGCAGCTGCTGGAAGAAGCTGATGATGTTCTGCAAGAACTTCGAGCCAGCTTCCATCGCCTTGCTTGCCATCTGAGTGACCCACGAGCCAACACTAGAAATGATGGTGCTCAGGAAGTTGCTTATCTTGCCAGGCAACTGCTGGAAGAAGCTAATCACATTGTGAATGAACTGCGATCCAGCTTGCTGGGCGTTTGACGCCATCTGAGTAACCCAAGAACCAACGTTTGAAATGACGGTGCTCAGGAAGCTTTGTATCTTTCCAGGCAACTGCTTAAAGAAGTTGACTACAGCATCACAGAAGTCAGACCCGACCTTTATTGCCAAGACTGCTAGTGCCACTGGCAAACCAACTACTACACCGATTATCAAGCCAATAGCTTCACCTATGCGCTCTGGCAGATTCATGAAGAAGTCTGCAACTGCGTCACAGAACTGAGAACCAACCTGAGACGCCTGGTCTGGAAGACCTGTGATCCAGTCTGCTATAGCTTGCACCACGCCAGCCAGCGCGTTAGGAATAGTCTCAGTGAACAGAGTGACGAAGTCACTGCCAAGGTCTGAGAAGAACTGGCTTATGCCACTCCAAGCATCAGACGCTCCAGACGTTATTACATCCCATAGACCGGAGAAGAAGTCAGCCAATGGCTGGAAGATAGTCTTTAGCAAGTCGACTATGTGCTTAGCAATGTCACCAATTACGGTGCCGATGCCATTCCAAGCATCAGAGGCTAGAGTCTTTAGGTCATCCCATGCGGCTCCCCAGTCTCCCTTGACTACATCAGTGAACAGCTTCAGAATGTCCTTGATGATGTCAAGTGCAGTCTTGATTACGTCACCGATAGTCTTGAAGTCATCCTCGACTAGTTGCTTCAGATTGTCGAAGAATGGCACGATGACAGAGTCAATGAACGGACCAAATGTAGTCTTGAGCCAGTCAAAGAACTGACTTAGCCTATCGCCTATGGCTCCTACTAGCTCCATGAACTGGCTACCTATGTCTTGCAACGTAGGCCATATGTTGTTCATGAACCAGTCAGCTGCTTGCTTAAGTGCGCCTACTATCTGCTTGATTATAGGACCGACGACTTCAGCTATGCTCTTGAAGCAAGCATTGACACCATTGCGGAAGTCCTCATTCGTAGCATAGAGAGTGATCAGAGCTGCTGCGACTGCTGCGATCAGTGCGATTATCGCAATTGCAGGATTCATGTTGAGGACTGCGAACATCGCCTGGATGCCCTTAGTCAGATCCTCTATCTTCTTGCCAATCTTGACAGCCTCTACTACGGTGCTTATGCCAGTGACAATGCCAATCACTGCCGGACCAAGAGCACCGATGACATCTATTATCGCTTTGACAGGGCCAGGAAGCTTGCCCTTGACTGCTTCTATCACCTTTGGCAGCTCGTCAAATGCTGCCTTTGCAATCTTGCCAACACGAGGAATGAGGTTGCCAAGGTAAGTAGCTACAGAATCAACTAGCTCCTTAGTCCTAGCCCCGATGTCTGCGTTGTCCTTGCCAAACTCAGCTGCGAAGTTAGTCCAAGACGCCTTCATCGAGTTGAACGAACCCTCAAGCGTAGTAGAAGACTCACGAGCTGTAGTTCCTGCGATCTGCTGCTTCTCCTGAATGAGCTCAATAGCTTCTATCACGTCTGCGAAGGAGTCGATGCTCAAGTCGCTTGCCTTGCCTATAGAAGCTGCGTACTCATTGGCATCTGAAATCAGACGCTGCATCTCATCCTTAGTGCCACCATATCCGAGCTTGAGGTTGTCAAGCATCGAATAGTTTTCCTTTGCGAAGCCATTGAACGCATTCTGAATGTCCTCAATGTTTCCACCAAAGGTGTTGTAGTTGTCCGACATTGCTCGGATTGCTACATCAGTTACTTTCGCTGCCTTCTCGGTGTTGCCACCAAGGTCTTGAATCAACTTTGCAGAGAAAGTAGTGGCTTGCTGCATGTAGTCATTAGCTGACATTCCAGCAGTCTTGTATGCTTGCCTTGCATTCTCGAACACAAGGCGCTGGGCTCGCTCGTTGCGCTCCCAATCACTTTGCACCTGAGACACAGACTTGTTATTGACCTTGGCATACTGCTGGACAGACATTCCCATGTTGCCGTAGAGCTTCTGAATGCCACCAGACAGCTGCTCGTAGTCTGAATACGCGTCAACTGAAGTCTTTACGAAGCCAGCTACTCCTGCAGCTGCAGCTCCTAGTCCTATCTTTGCTGCAGTCGATATGCCACCGAATACGTCAACTACTTTGTCCTTAGCCTCGTCCAGAGTACCAGACCAGCCAGAGAACATGTGCTTTCCGGACTCGTTGACATTGTCTGAAGCATGCTTTGAAGCTGACTCTATCGAGTTCATGGAGCTCTTGGTAGCAGATGCTGCTTCATTCAGCTTGCTTTGAAAGCCGCTTATGTCGAGGTCTAACCTACCGACTATAGAACCTGCATCCGCTGCCATGGAGCCCCACCTCCTACTCGAACTGCTTGTACAGATCTGAGAATGACCTGTACTCCTTCTTGAAATGGGGCTCCTCCCCTTGCTCCAGCCTGTCAAGAATCATCGAGCAGGCCTCGTTGAAACACCATGCAGTGTAGCTATCTTCTTCTGAGTCAATTCCGACAATCTCTGATGGCAGCTTGTCAAACTGCCTTGCCATGTCTATGACACGTATCACCCTAGGACTTGACACGAAACGAGCTGAGTGCGTCAACTCCCTGCTGAGTGTAGCTGAACACAGCAACTAGCTGCTCGTCAGTAAGCTCGATGCCATTCTCGAGCAACTGCTTGTAAGTCGGCTCTACGAATGCTGCATTGCACAGGACGTCAATCACCTTGAAGACATCCTGCATAGACTCGTTGTCAGAGACATCAAACGCCTGAGACCCGCTTGCGAACATCTCAGACGCCTTCTTGACGAGACTGTTTGGAATCTTGCCACTCGTGATTAGAGACAGGATAGACGGACGACGAAGTCGAGCTACAAACGGCTGGCCCTCTGCAAACGGAGGGAGCTCCACTATCTGTCCTCCCATATAGACCTTGAGGTCTGCAATCGGAGTAACCTGCAACTGCCTATGCTGCTGCAGCTTCTGCTGGTTGTTGTTGCGCCTCTGCGATTGCTGGTAGCTCTTGTTAGACATGCCATTCTCTCCTTTTGACTATTAGATGTATCTGAGAAGCTCCCAGAAGACTTCTGAGGACTTAGATCCCGTCACATGGGTAAATACCCATAAATGACTTTAGAAGACCTCTGAGAGCTTCTGGTTAACTCTAGGCGTAAGACGGATCAGTCAGAGTCGGAAGCTGGTCAACGTAGGTGATGGTGTACGGAGCCTCGCCATCAGCAGGAGCACTGTCAATCGTGTACTCAGGAGCACGGAACGTGTCATCCTCTGAGCTGAACACGACAGGCTGACCGGTGCAGTTGGGGTAGCTGATCTTCTCGTAGTTTACGATCTGACCAGCTGCGTTGTACTGCGCAGAGTAGCAGTTGAGAATGAAGCTCGGGATATCCTTGTTGTCTCCAGCCACCGGAGGGGTATAGCTCTTGAGCTTGTGACTAGTCTCATCGTACTCTGCAGTGCCACCCTGGACTGCAATGGCAAGATCAGGATTGAACACGTTGTCAGTGAGCGTTATCTGATTGCCAGTAAGAGTAGTCTTCGCCTTCTTCTGAGCCTTCAGCTTTCCCTTGATAATGAGCTGAACTGCATCAGTGGTTTTGGTCTGAGCCTCCACCGAGACCTTGTTAGACGTGTCAAAGCCAAACTCCTTGTCACCAAGCTGAATGGTGACCAAGGCGACGTCAATAGTCGGAATCTCCGCCTTTGGCTTAGTAACGGTTCCAGCCATTTTGCTTCCTCCTAGTCAGACTTGTAGTTCTTATAATCTATCTCGACGTAATGTCCCTTGTTAGCATCATCGAAGTATGCTGGTAGCTGCTGGTCACCGTAGACCAAGAACAATGGCTCCAGCTCCTTCATGTCAGCCTTGACTTTCTGAATGTACTCCTCTATGTACGAGTACCGATTGAATGGCACGTAGCAAAGCAGACTGTAGATGTCAGCTCGTGAGCTTATGTTTGCCAGCTGCCCAGACGTGCCATTGTACTTGATGACAATGTATGGAGACGTGCAATCACCTTGATGCTGAGCTGGCCAGTACACCGAGTAGCCCTTAGACTTCAGGAACTTGTACAAGTCCTTTAGCCTTGAGTTCTCGTACTTGAAGACCTTGGTGTCTATCATGAGCCAAACACCTTCTCGAGTAGCTTCTGGTATCGCTGGAAGTACTCGCTAGACTTAGCTTGCATCGTCGGCTTGATTATGGCGTACTTTTGCTCATGAGCAAGCTCAAGCCAGATGCCATAGGAGACTCCGTGCACCAAGGTGACTCTGATGGTGTTCTCGTCTGGCTTAGAAGCTACTGCATTTAGCATCACCTTAGCCTTGCCAGTCCTGTCAGTCCATGGCCTATGACCTTGCATGTAAGATCGTAACTCAGAAGCTGAAGCAGATGCTATTGCCATTGCTGCCGGACCAAGTCGCGGAGCTACTGCTTGAAGCTTGTCAAGCATCGAGGTGTCAGTGAACGTTATCGCCATCATCAACCTCCTCGAAACTCAGATCTACAATCAGCCCCCAGTTTCCAATGTCTACTGCACCAGTCAGACGAATGACTTTCTGGTCTGTGCAAGCACCAAGTTGCTTGATGTGCACCTCGTCATCCATCTTGATGCCGGAGTCCTTGTAGTCACTCGCAAGCACAAGAAGCTGCGGCTCCTTCTTAGTCCTAGACACGCCATAGTCTCCATTTGACTTGGAGACGTATGCATTAGACTCATGGTACAAGCCACGAATAGTGGCTACTGAAGTAAGCTGCCCAGAAGCCTCTCCAAAGTCATTCTCCTCGTGACGAAGGAACTCATAGTCAACTCCTGACTTCTTGAGCTCACGTGCTAGCTTGTGAGTCTCGAACTTCAAGTTAGCCACTGTCAAGCACCCCCGAGTTGTAAGTCTTGTACCTAGAAGCTAGACGCTTGAAGTAGGCTGACGTGTCCTGGGTGTTAAGACCAGCAACTGAGATTGTGGAGTCCTCGGACTTGACTATGAGAAGCTCGTAGATCGTGGCATTGACATCGCCACCGTTCTTCTCATAGTAGTAAGCTATGTCTTCATCATCAAAGTAAGGCGACATGTACTCTCTTGCCTCACGCTTGATTGCCTCCACAGTCTTGCTGTCCATTGCTACTCCTGACTCTGCTCCTGATAGCTAAGGACCCTCTTGCGAACCTCGTCTGTGGAGGTGACACCTTCAAGGTCGATGCCATGCTTGTCACAGTACGACTTTAGCTCTCGCTTCGTCCACTGAGAAACCGGCTTCTCGTCAAGCGGATCTACCTGCTTCTCAGGCTCTGACTTGATGGAGTCTTCTGGACTCTCAGGCTTGAGCACCTGATAGCCCTGCTGCTTGAACGCGTTCTCGAACGCGCCCTCACTGACTGTGAACTGATGGACTCCGTCTGTGATTTGAATCATTCTGCGCCTTCCCTCTATGCTAAAGTAGCAGGGCTCGCCACGACTCTGAGAGGTAAGTGTGACGAGCCCTGCTTTCTCGGACCTGCTACTTCAGGCTAGGCAGACGCCTTGGTGTCCATGATGTAGACCTGGTCTGCAGCCTCGAAGGAGGGGAGGCAGATCTGAGATACGATAGTCTCGACCTGGACTGGATCGACCTTCTGAGCCGTGGTGACAGCCACTCCAGTGTCGGTGATAGACACGTTTGCGGCGGAGCCACCCATGAGGTCAGACTCAGCAGGGGTGGTGCCGAACCAGGTGTTGCCAAGGTTGCCAGACGGGAACAGCACGAACGTGTCCTCTGGCACGTACTTGACAGTCTTTCCAGACTCGTCAATGTAGCGCTTGTCATCAATCACGACCTGGATGCCAAGCTCCTCGGCGAGGAAGTCACTCAGACGATTGTCAGAGACGATAGCCTGCCCGTTAGAAAGAACGAAGATAGACTTCTTGATGCTGTCATTGTTGCGAATGTGACGCCAGGTGACACCGTCGCAGACTGCTCGAGTGAGCTCCACACCAGTCTCGTCCTGGATGAGCTCCTTAGCCTTACGAATGTCCTCAATGGGATCGGACTTCGCATGGTCAGACCAAGAAGTAGCTGCGTTGCCCTTGTGGGTGACACCGTAATCATAGGTGAAAGTCTGGCCGTTAGAAGCCATGGAGACCACGCCAGTGGTGAGCGCCATCATGCGCATGCGCTCACGAGCAGCAGCTGCACCGCGAAGGATTCGGGTCTCGTCATCGAACACGCGATTCATCACGGAGTCGATGTACGCCTGGTTACCGGTCTCAAGGACCATGTTAAGCTCCTGGCGAAGCTCCTCGTCGATGTAGCTGGACTCCTTGAAGTACGGCATCTGAGCCGTGAGCTTCTCGAACCCGATGCGGGGACGAGGAATCGCAGCAGCATCGAAAGCGGAAGTCTTGAGCACCACGGGGAGACCACGGGAGCCCTTGATCCACTTAAGGCTAAGACCGCGCTTCTTGGAGTCGGGGAACAGCTCCTGACCAAGGAACGGAGCCTCATCCTGGTTGAGCTCCTCCCAGTAGGCGGTGATCTCGTTGGACCTTACAAGATCGAAGATGGTAGGCATTGTCGTCTCTCCCTTCTACTAAGCCTTGAAGAAGGACACAGCACCGACAGTGTTGATGCCAGCAGTGACCTTTGCCTTGACGTCAGAGTCAAGGCGATTGATGTTCACGAAGCCAAAGATGAGCGCCGTGCCATTGTGCGAACCGTTGGTGACGTCAACGTCGTGAAGAAGCACCGCATTCGCAGCAGACGAGCTAGACCCAGCAGCAGCCGGAGTCTGAAGGTTGCTAAGGTCGATGTGAATCGGGGTGCCGGCCTTTGCGATCTTCTTGCCGTCAACCGCAGTGCCAAGCGACGTAGGGACGATGCATCCGACAGACTCCTGCAGCTCGACATTCGCAAGAATCTGAGTAGGAGCAGTAGCGGTCACCTTGGAGATGCCGTCGTAGTTGAGCATGTTAGCTCCTTTCGTCTATTGCTTGTTTCCGAAATAGGAGAACTTGGGCTTTGCCGTCTTCCTAGAAGCAGCAAGTCGATGTCCGAGCGAACCCTTGTCGTCATTGCCTGCATTCCCAGACTGGCTAGACTGATTAGCTGCCGGATTTGTGCCGGTGCCACGGAACTGCTTAGATCCCTGGTTGGTGGTTGTGAACCACATCGGAAACTTCTTCTTGAGCTCGGAGATCGCGTCATTTATGTCAGTCTCCTCGTCAAGACGAGCATTCACGAGCACGAGCGCGTCATCCACGTAGTTGGTTACGATGCCAGCTTCAAGAAGCTCAGCTTTGGTCTCGGCTGCCTTGGCACGAGCCTCAGCTTCCTCTACCTTCTTGTTAGCTTCCTCGACTGCCTCGTCACCACTAGGCTGCTGAGACTTGACGAACTCAGCCACCTTGGCAATGAGGTCGGAGTTCTCAGGGTCAATGCCAAGCTTGTTGTAAGCCGAGTTGCGACCCTGCTGCTTCTCCTTAGTCATCATCTTGGTGACTTCATCCTGCGTGAAAGTCTTTCCCTCGCCGTTCTGGCTTCCTCCATCACCAGCTCCGGAATTGCTTCCACCATCGTCTCCAGCACCACCGTCAGCGCCACTAGCACTAGCATTGTTCTGATTCTGCGGCTCGACGTTCTGGTTCTGACCCTTTGCATTGTCATCGGGCTTCTGATTGCTGCTCTGGTTAGGCATTCCAATTCTCCTCTGTCCAGTTTCCTGCTCTGGTACGAACTGAAGCTCTGTCGCTTCGCCATGTACTCATCACTGAAAGGTTGTCAACTTCTGTCGTTATTAAGCTCTTCTCTGACACGCCATGGGTGACTGATAGACCCTGTGAACATTCAGTCTTAGTCCCGGAGAATGCCGAGTCATGTTTGCGTGCCATTCTAAGTGACAAAGGCAGAGCATTGCTCCGCCTCTTTAAATATTATAAACCTTTGCAACGTCATTGTAAACATCAAAGTAAGAATTTGTTGCATAAGACTTTACCATATTGATGAACTTTCCGGCTCGGCTCTTCCACTCTGGCTTAAGCTGACCGACCCACTTGCACGGGATCTGCTTCAGACCGAACCTGGCGCCACTCAGTGACCCTGCGATAGCTGCTATGGTGTCAGCGTCACCACCGTCATTGACTGCACCTATGATGCACTCCCTGAATGTCTGCTTGTCGCTCCAGTAGATTGCATTTGTGATGGTGTCGATCACATACCCTGTTGGCTCTGAATACCCCTGTGAATTAACCAGAGAGCTTCTGAGACACTTTGACTCATTAGATGAGTAATTACCCATAATGTAGTTTTGTAGGAGCTTAGAATACTCCAGAATTATTCGACGGTTCGTGTCGTTCGGATGGGTGATGTCAGCCTGAGACATGTTCAAGTCATCTCTACCTACCAATGCGCAAGGCATCGCCCTCATCAACGCCCCATTGCCGAGAATGTCATCATTGTCAGACAGGAACCCATGAGTCTTCTTGTAGTAAGCAATCCCGTTTGCACACGCTTTGCCGACATCCTTTGGCTTGGAGTCATACCACTTGGCGAACTCGTCAGCCACCATGAACTTGAAATGCAAGCTATCAAGATGCAAGACAGACTGACAGTCAACCAGCACCTTCATGATGCACCAGCTCATCTGAGTGTCATCTGTGCACTCACCTGCATCCCAGCCAAATGCACCGCCACCGATGATGTTGTGAATGCCATCTGGATAGATAGACTCGATGTCATCTGGGCTCATGAACTCGGTGGTAGCTCCCATTGCGTCACCAATCATGAAGCCATACACCGCACCAGCTACCTTGTCCTTGAACTCATCCCTGTTCACTGTCAGTCTCCTTGAACTCACAATCTACCAGATTGAAAAGCACGTCATGCGGCTTATGTCCAGCTTCTTTGCCATTGTATACTTCACAGATGTCTTTTGTTACACCAACTGGAATTATGTCATCTCCAAGCTCAAGGACTGTCTTGCCTCTGTATGTGCAATCTCTGCACTGAATTGTCTTTGGGTTAGGAAAAGACCCCTTGATAGGACCATAGTCACGCCTCTTATTTGCCATTTTATCTCCTTTTTATGCTATTATAAAGCTACTAACCTGTTTGCCCCGGTTACGGGGATTATAAAAATAATAACACATGTTCTATCTTTTGTAAACTAATGTTTGAAGACAGTAGCACCGCCATCAATAGTTTGCTCGTATCCTGTCTTGAAGTAGTCTGGCTGAGCAACTACTTCCATGTCTATATGAATGTCTGATCCTGTCTTCTTTACATTCGTAATTCTGAAAGAAGTTCCTCTCTGAAGAATGATCTCAGCTTCAGACCCTACCGAGCTATGACTTTGACCTGCCTTGTATATATTCTCCGCCTGTCCTATCGTATCACCATAATAGCTTTGTGGCTCAGCATAGATGTAACGAGTTCCCTTAGGCGCATAGATAGAATAGCTTACATTGCCTCCGAATCCAGCATCCTCAGAAATACCAGTTGACATGAACGAGTGATTGTCAAACACCTGGCAAACTAGAGCCTTCTGCATTTCAGACTGAGACTTCTTGCAAAGTGACTTTGCTTGGTCAAAGCTGAACAAATCACCTTCAAGAAGACCAGCCAGACCATTGGTGTCAGAACCTCGACGAAGATACATTCCTTGCTTCGAAACTGTGTGGTCGATAGCTGTAGTCAAGTCAGAAATTGCCTTTGCATGGTCAATATGACCATAAGAGTCTTTGCCAAACTTCTTCTTGAATGCTGAAGTTTCCAATGTACGCCAGTCGTCTTCAGTGTGCCAGTCTGCTTTACCTACACCTACAAAGTCACTCCTGTCCCAGCTACCGTTTGCATAGCCAGAAAGCACCTTGTTCATCGGGTTTGAATTCTCAGTGTACTTCCAGACTGCGAACTTCTGATCTTCAGTAAGCTCTTCCCAAGTCTTGTCAAGGCCCTCGCGATAGAATTTATCTGCTTCTGTTCTGTTAGCAAACTTCTTAGCAACTTTCTTTGCTTCATCTGTGTATGCATCTTGCTTGAATGCACCTTTGAAAGACTTAAGCTTCTCAACCGACTTAGCTTGCTTTTCTGCAAACTCCTTAGCAGCTTTCTTAGCAATTTCATCTGCTTTGTCAGAGACAACGTCACCAATAACACCAGTCTTCGAGAAAGTCTTGTAAGCATCCTTTGCATCATCTAAAGCTGCCAAAGCATCTTTGTACCACTTAGCTTCCATTGGATTGAATCCATAGTAGTAATTGCTTGTGAAAGCTTCAACTGCCTCATCGATGACATCATCACCTATGCCAAGCTTGTACAGTGTCTCCTTGTCACCATTCATGAAAGCTCTGACTATTTTGTCCCTAAGTTCTTCTCCATACATACTTTTAATCTTACCAGCTGCATTCTTCTTAAGCTGGTAGCCAGTAAGCTTGTAGTATGCATCGATAGCAGCGTCAGTCTCCTCTTCAGACCACTCGCTTGACCAATGACTAAGTCCAGTAAGCTTCTGAAACATGTCATCATACAAATACTGCTGATACCAGTACTTATCTTTGCCACCGATTATCTTTTGCAAAGCTCCGTCTGCATTGTAGCCTTTCTCTAGAAGCTTGTTAAACTTCTTGATGTATTTAAGCTGAGCTTCGCCTTCGCCAAGCTTGCCCTTTGACATAAGCTTGTCTTCAAACTCTTTGACAACTTGCTGCGCTTGCTTCTTCTTTTCTGCAAGCTCTGCTTTGATCTTCTTGAAGCTCGGAAGCTTAACTTTCTCAGACTCAGCAGCATCAACTACTTCATCAGCAATTGCTTCCTTCGCTGCTGCTTTCTCAGCTTTCTTAATGTTGCTTATGATGCTAGACTTAGGCATTCCACCCTTTTTGTACCCGAATGCCTGCATCTTGTTGTCCCACCAAGGATAGGTGCCGTCTGGCTCGTTCACCCAGTCAGCCAGCTCGTCTAGCTTGTCCCAGTTCACCACAGGCTCAAGCACACACATTCCATTAGGATGGTCCAATGGCACCTTTGTTATTGGAAACACCTTGCCATCTCGCTCCATGCAAAGCGGACAGACACGTGATCCGTTTGACACCCAGCGAATCTTCTCAATAAGCGGGTTTGACTTTGCAGTAGCAACTACACTCTGCTGATACGTATGCTGCGTAAGTGTCCTTACCAGCCTCTGTGCGTTGTAGTCTACCTTCTTGCCATAGATAGGAGGATAGCCTTTCGGCCCGTTCCACTTGAACTGCTTGCTAGGGTTTACGTACTGCTCCAGCTTCCTTGCAATGTCACCAGTAGGCATCTGCATTACGACACCCTGAGCTACTATCTGATAGACATGCTTCAGAGTGTCTTGGTTGTCTCCCCAGATAGCCTTGCTCAGAGACCAGCTTCCAGTTCCACCATAGACAGATCCAGTGAGGAGTGCATTCACCGTGCTCTGAGGGATGTTGCTGAATGCTGCATCAATTGCCTTGTCAGAGAACCCCAAGCCAGACATCCACTTGGCGTTGTCAGCTACCACAGCATCAGCAACTATGTTCATGCTCTTTCCAGCTTTGTCATACACACCGCTTGTCACCTGCTTAGACCACTCGGTGACTTGGTTCTTTAGTTGCTGGTAGTACTGATACTGAATTGCTGCCGAGGGGACTGGCTTCTTGTCGTAGTAGTCTGCTAGCTCTCCTATCTTACCAGCCCAGTCCTTGTAAAGGTCAGCTACTTCCTTTGCTTCCTTCTTGCTGAGCGCGTCCTTGATGGAGCTAGCCTTAGCAAACACCGACTTGTCTACTACTCCTGCCATGTCCCCTCCCTTCGAATTAACCAGAGGTCATCTGAGGCCCCTGAAATTTTTGGATATAGGAATACCCATCAATTTGATTTGAAGTCCTCAGATGTCATCCTGGAGCTTCTCAGAATGGTTCACGAGTTATCCAAAGATTGACTCTGCATCATCCTTAGCATCTTGTACCTCTTGAGCACCGTCTTGCTGCTCCTGAGATTGAAGCACGTTTGTCTCGTCTGGCTCATCGTTGTAAGGCTCGCCAGTCGAGCTCATGTCCACAGTCGGGAAAGAAGCATCATCAATGAGCTGCCTCTCGAGTGCCATCTGATTGAGCTCGTCTTGGACCTCTTCGTCTGTGAGGTCCCTCCACTTCTTCATGTAAGACTTGCGACTCATGGTGTTGCTCTGCACCTCCGAGAGGTCCATAGTCTTCTCCTCCACCTCGTCCTCTGGCAGGGGAAGCTTCTGGTCAATGTGAATCTCGTACGGAACACCGTACACCGGACCATTCACGTACTTTGAGATGCATTCTGGAAAAGCAACTGCACAGTCGATGATCTGATGCACCATCTTCTCGAGCTGTGGTCCCCACGTCTTCATCTTCTCCTTGCACCTGACGATCAGTGGCCAGTAGACAGCTTTGAGAGCTTTGCCACTCGTGATCGCACCAGTCATAGACTCGAGGGTGATGTTTGGTACGTCAACTTGCTCGTAGCCAACAGTCTTGATACGATCCAAAGTAGTCTTCAACGCTCCACTGTAAGCCATGTTTGACTCGATGCTACCAACTGAAGGAGATGGATGGTCTAAGTTCTGATCTGAGCCAAGATCCCAGTAAGCACCAGCTGCAGTGGACAGGTTCTTAGTAGACCTGCTGTCCATGTCAACCGTGTACTTTATCGGGTTCATAGACTTGCGCTCTGCATCTGCATCTGCGTTGGCGAGCTTTGCGTACCAAGACTCGTAGTCCTTGAGAATCTCAATCTCAGACTTGCCGTAGATGTCGCCAGTCAGACCGTCATTCAGAATCACCACTGCAGGGATGAACGGAATCATGAGCTCCTGGTCTTCCTCGTACTGCTCCAGGAGATGACCTCCTCCGTCATACATTGCTTCAGTCAAGTACACCTTGTCATCCTGGTCAGTAGGCTGCTCAACTAGCTGGTACTTCTTCATGAAGATCTTCCTGTCAGACAGGTTGATCGCATCCCTGACAATGATGAATGCTACGAACTTCTCAAGCTCCTTCGAGCCAAGCTTGTACTCGTAGATGAACTGAGTAGCAGGCAGGAAGTTGATCGTAACCCCATCATCATTGAAGTTGACTAAGCCAGCTACTCGCTTTCCAATGAAGCAATCCTTGGCTGCTTTGAGTAGCTGACCGTCAAACATGTTCTCCTTGAAGATAGCTTGAAGCATGCCGTTGATGTTGTCCAGCACCTGCTTGGCATCCTCACTTGGCTTCGTAGAGTCAGAGGAGTCAGTCACCGAAATGTCAGGTGCTTCTGCGAACAGGAACCTTGCCTCTTTGTCCACCAGAGAAGCTGACATCTTGTAGTGCATGTTAGAAGGAGTGTAGTCACCGTTGCTTCCCTCGGTGAAGAAGCCTGCTCCCTTCTCATACACCTTGTAGTCTCTTGCAATCTCAGTGAACTCTGCCAAGAGGTCACGTGCTGGACGCGTTGCCTCCTGATTGATCAGACTGTACGGGATTCGATTGAAAGCTGAGATGACTTCAGTCGAATTCTGCTCAGCCTCAATGACCTTGCCCTCTTCGTCCAAAGCCATCTCAGTCCTCCTTGCTTATGCCCAGATGTTCTTGCTCTTGTCAGTCAGGGAGTTGTACAGACCGTGCACCGAATCGCTTCCGAAGATGTGGTCTGCTCCAGACTTGCCTACACTGTAGCCATTGTTGATGAGGAACTGCTGCACCTTGCCAGCCGTGTCATACCCGAACAATCCATCGGGACTTGCACCTACCTTGTGCTGCACGTGCTTCACCAACTGAGACTGACCATTTGCCTCGAATGACATCGCCGAGCGATTGAAGTTAGGCGTGTACTTGATGTTGCCACTGTACTGGCCAGACATCACACCATCAACGTAAGTCCCACAACGCTGCTGCCACAGACGGAAAATGATATGGCCTGCATACCATTGCTCTGAGCTACTGCTTCCAGCTGCATTGCTAGGAGCCGATGCATTGTTGCTGTAGTTGGGACGAACGACATAGGCAACTACTCCCCAGGAGCGAGTGCGGCGACCAACAGATCCGCTACGTCCATTGATCTTGGTGTTGCCCTCAATTGTCTGGATGTAGCTGCCAAAGTTGTGCTCCACAATGCCGACATGGTCAACTACTCCGCCATCCCAGTTGAAGTAGACTACGTCACCTGGCTTTGCATCTCGCTTGTTGCTCAGGATGTGGCCCCTGGAAGCATTGACCATAGACGGGGTGTAAGCACCAGGAATGCCAGCGCAAGATGCACCGGCCTTGTCAAACACGAAGGAGACGAACATTGCACAGAAAGCTACGCCACTGGCTCCATACCAGCTCTCACCAGTCTTAGCAGCGTACCATCGACCATACTTGGTGCCAGTCTTTGGATCATCCCAGCGACAATAGCCAATCTCACCCTTTGCTGCATTGAGGACGCTAGATGCATCGTTAGACATCCTTGACCTCCTCTACATCTTCAGTGTCACGCTTGTCCTGGTCATTCACCTTGCTCTTGTCGTCATCAGCCATTGTTGCTCTCCTTAGTAGAAGCATTGCTGTTCTTCACCTGAGAAACTCCAATGAGTGCACCGATTAGCACCCCGAGACTGTTCAGAGTTAGCACCACAGCATCGGTGTTAGGCCAGCCCCAAGCCGGACCGACTGCGTTGATGAACACCGCGATAGCTGGGAGTGCGATTAGACCCAGCCACTTGAGCACTCCGTATGCCTTCTCGGGAAGCAAATAGTTGTTCTTGTCATCCATTGTCTTTATCCTCCTTAGGAATTGGCTTGCTAGTAGGGAGACTTGCGATGCTGTCTGCTATGTCCTCGATTACATGGTTCTTTGTGCCACTGATGGTGCAAAGCTCCTCGTACATCTGGTACACCTGCTCCCAATTAGTTCGCTTAGTTATCCCGGCCCATCCATCTGATAGCAGCCTCTCTGCGTCATCAATTAGCTGTCCTCTGAGAAGGAGGCACAGTGCTTTGTCCGTAATGTCCTTGTGACGCTTACTGAGCTTCTTCTCTTCTCTGAGCTGCTTTGTAACTGTGCAAGCATAAGCAAATGCTGCACCACCAGCAGTAGATACGACAGCTGCGATGAATGTGCTGAGATAGCCGACTACAGTTGGATCGACCATCTTTAGTTGCCTTTCTTCGAGTAGTACTTCCTGTCCTTCAGGTCTGCCACTGTCACTTGGTCCAGTGCATACCAGATTGCACTGAAGCTATGCGGGTCTATGCTGAACTTATCATGGACAATGTCGCCATTCTTGGCTGTAGCGTAAGTCAAGTCCTTGAGCTCTCGAATGGTGTTGATGCATTCCGGCATCACATAGATGCGCTGGAACCTCTTCACCTTCCTAGTGCTCTCTAGCCTTGACCCGGCGAACTTGTTTGCCGCTCTGACTGGGAAGCCAATCTGCCTGTAGTACTGAATCGCCTTTGGCTCAGCACTGTCGCAGACAATCGACTTGTTAGCTCCAGCTTCTCTGCACCTAAGCACCCTCTCCTTGACTCTCTGCATCTCTGGCAATGCTGCGAAGTCTGGGTCAGTCACGTGGTTCATGTACACCTCGTCCCAGACTATCAGCTCCTGCTTCTCCATGTCTACTGACATTGATATGACAGCATTGAAGCTCTCCTCAAAGCCAAAGTCAAAGCCAAAGTACATGCTCTCATAGCCAAGCCTTCTGACTCGCTCTCTGATCCTCTGCTCTGGCCTTCCAGGATGCACCACCCTGAGCTGAGGAAGCACCTTCACACCGTTGGCACCGAACTGACCCCACCTAGCCACCATGTAAAGATCTACGTCGTAGTTCTTGATGTGGTTCAGACGAGCTAGGTACTTAGGCGGAAGCCATGGGTTGTCACTTGGTGTCGAGTGATGGTAGTACACACCGTCGTGGACTAAGCATCCAAGCTCATAGAACTTCTGCTCGTCAACTATTGGATGTTCGATGCCCTTGTCATCAAGTGAGGCGAAGAAGTGGCGATATATCCAGTTGTTCTTGCTCACTGGGTTGCAACTGAGAATGAAATGCATCGAGACGTTTGGAGTACGAAGTCGACCAAGGAGCTCCTCGTATGCATTGAACTTCACCTCTGAAGCTTCCTCAATCCAGACTATGGAGATGCCATTGATTGACTTCACCTTCTCGGGGTTGTCCATGCCCTTGAAGATTATCTCACTGCCATTGGGGAAGTGGAATCCCATGCTTGACTTAGTGGCTAGCACCTTGCACCTGTCAGGCCCGAACTTGCTTCTGTCTGTAGTGAGCAACCCCATGGAGTCTAAGACCTCGCATATCAGACTGAAGCAACTGTCTCTCATGGTGCCAAAGACTTGCCTGACTACCAGGCACTTGCGCTTCTCCTCAAGAAGCTTCAGTATCAGCTTGATCGCGATGGAGTAGCTCTTGCCACTACCATATCCACCGACTAAGAGGTACTGCTCGTAGTCCCAGTTGAACACGAAGTCTTCAAATGCAGAAGCTACTGGCTTGTTTATCTCCAACACTGTCTTGGTGCTTCTAACTCTGCCACCTGGTCTGAATGCTGTCGGGCTGTTGTGGTAGATGCCACCGATTGTCTTAATCCCCATCTTCCCAGTCCTCTGGCCAGTAGTCTAAGTCATCTTCAGCTACCTGTTTTCGAGAGATCTTAGTGCGTGGAGGGGTAGAGCTAGCTTGCTTTGACTTAGCTTCTTGCTTCTTCTGCTTGATATACTCCCTTTGCTCCTGCTTAGTTGCACTCCTTAGCTCTATGTCTTTGTCTGGCACTGACTCAGAAGTAGTAGCTAAGTTGCCCTCTTGTGCTCTCGTTACGCTGATGTGCACCTTGCTGTCTTCTAGCAAGTCATCCATTGACATCTTGTTCTCGTTCTTCCAGACATCTGGCTGACGATTGAGAAGCCACATCCTGATTGCACCTATCTGAGGAGCTACTTCATGAGTGAGTGTCTCGCGTTGCGTCTCTACTACCTTGCCATGCCTCATGACTATCAGCACCCTAGACTCCTTGGTGGTGTAGCCAAGAGCTGACTTAAGCAGTGCGTTCTCGACCTTGAAGTCTACCACTTCTTTGTTAGTCTTGAGCGCCTTGCGAATCTTGGGGTACTTGTCGAACCAACGCTTGTAGGTGCTGATTGACACTCCCATCATCTGTGCTATGTCACCATCTGAGTAGCCAGACCTTGCCCAACCTGCAAGTAGCACCAGATTGTCGGGCTGCATCCAATAGACGTAAGACCTGGGATCGTTCTCGTCTTCTATCTCATGTGCTGAAGATGTGTTGTACTTCTTGTTGCTTGTTCTCACCGGCATCCGCTGCTGACCTCCTTCTCTGAATTTGAAGCCAGTACAGCAGATGCTGGCAAGTAGCAAAAGACAGTGGTTCAAATGCTGCCCGAAAGGAGACTAGTATGGCATACTAGAGCTACTTGCCAGCATCTGCTGCACTGCCCGTTTATACTAGCAAAGGGAGACCAGGAAAATGGTCTCCCAATGACATTCATTCTATTTGTTAGAACTCGATGACTACCACTCGAAATCCCAGTCAATGATGTTCTCTTTACCAAACTGGAGGCAAGTTAGATGCCAAGCTTGATGAACAGCCTTTTCAAAAGTTTGATAGAAGCCACAGCCGTAAATGTTAGACTCAGTCACCCGATGCATGATGTACTTGCCAGTGCACTCATTGAACTCAATCTCGTAAGTAGCATCCATCTTTTTGTCGATGAGCTTATTGTAGACCTTGAAAGTAGCGATATGCTTCTGATTTGCCATGGTGGAATCCTTTCCGTCTGAGGTAGGGTTTCTTTTTCCCTTTCCCTTTGTTAAGAATATTATAACACAAGCAAAGCAGCAAAAGCTCGAGAATTTAAAAATCTTCACAAGCTTTTGCTGCTACTTTGATACTGCTTATGCCTCTTACTAGCAAGTCGGGCAGAAGAAGTAGTCCTTGTTCTCAGTCATGCCATTGTCAATGGCTACGAAGAATGACATATCTTCGAACTTACGAGGAAGAATTGCATTGCCGTAAGAGTCCCTAACCTGAATGCTGACACCTTCGTCAGTCTTAAATACCAGCTTGCCGCCATTGGTGATGTGGTGGAAGTGGAGAGGCTGGTAAGCTACACTGTAGCCAGAGGAGCAACGGCAAAGAATGATGTTGTCCTGGTCCTGAGCTGCATCGACGATCTCGTTAAAGCTTGCCATCTTGGAATCCTTTCCATCTGAATTGTGGGAATCCTTTTTTCCCTTACAAGAATATAATAACACAATCGGGGCCCGAAGACCCCGAGAATGCCAAAATTCTTTAAGTTTTTTTGACTATTTGACAATCATTAGCCTGGTAGAAGCATTCTTGCTTGGCTTGCGATTCAAGTTGATGAAGATGTGCTTATTGCCAACAGAGTCTATGCTCAGCGAGATAGAATCAACGTCTTCTATCTTAGTGCGCTTGTAGCCACGATACTTCTTTGCTATGTTTGCTGCTAGCTTCTTAGCCTCGTACGACTTGAAAGTCTTGACCCTGTCATCCGTGCTGATGCGACGAGACATTGCCCTCTTGCACTGCTTGTCGTAGATTGCAACAGCTTCATCTTCTGTGACGTACCAGTCATTTATGCAAGAAGGCCTGAAGTAGCGAATCACCTGCTGGTCTTCTTTCCAGTCGTAGCGATCTTTATCAGACTGGAACCAGAAGACGTAGCCGTAAGACTCGAACTTGTCGACATTGAAGCTCTCGATCCAGATCTCGTAGGTGTCCATGTGAAGCTCATGCTGCTTGGTCAAGCAATGGCTTCTGCTACTCCATCCAGATATAGCAACTCCGTCGTTCCCGTTACGAAGAACTATGGCGAATTCCTGACCCTGAGATCCCCTCATTGCCCTGGGATATATGATGTATCCCTTGCTGAGATAGCTGTTGATGATCTCTGTCACCTTAGCTAAGATTTCTTGCTTCTTCATCTCTGACCTCCTGGTCTGCTGTGGGTGGGACCTTTTCCCTTGCCCGTGAATACATTATATCACACTAGAGAATCGAAGTTAACAGAAAAATGAAGAAATTTGCCAGAAGCACCATAGTCCATATGAAAAGATATGCTATCACCAGTCCGAGGACCACAAGTGCAATGAGCAGCATCGCAACTCCCAACTTTGGCATTGGCTTCCTTATGCTCTTATGTACCAACTCGAACCCCTCTCTGAAGCTCTGAGAAGTCATCTGAGACACTTTGGGCTCGAGTTAGGGTAATATCCCATCCTTGACTTTTCGTGACCTCTGGTGACCTCTGAGAGCTTCCTACTTGTCAGTGTAGAAATGGTCGTACATCCAGTCTTCAAGCTCCTGCATGTA